ATGAAGAAAAGACGCAACATCACCTCGTACATCGTGATCGCGATGATCCTCGGCATCGCCGTCGGCTATGGCTGCCATAGCGCGTTCCCGGATCCGCACGTCGCGAAGGAAATCGCCGGCTACGTATCGCTGCTGTCCGACGTGTTCCTGCGTCTCATCAAGATGATCATCGCGCCGCTGGTGTTCGCGACGCTGACGGTCGGCATCGCGCACATGGGCGATACTGGTGCGGTCGGCCGGGTCGGCGTGAAGGCGCTCGGCTGGTTCTTCATCGCATCGTTCACGTCGCTGCTGCTCGGCCTGTTGGCCGCGACGGTATTGCAGCCGGGCAGCCATCTGAGCCTGCCGCTGCCCGCCACCGATGCCGCCCTCGACCTGACGACCGGCTCGTTCACGCTGAAGGACTTCGTGATCCACCTGGTGCCGAAGTCGATCGCCGAGGCGATGGCGAACAACGAGATCCTGCAGATCGTCGTGTTCTCGATCTTCTTCGGCACTGCGCTGTCCGCGCTCGGCGACGCAGGCAAGCGCCTGACCGGCGTGATCGAGGATCTCGCGCAGGTGATGTTGAAGGTCACCGGCGCGGTCATGTGGTTCGCGCCCGTTGCGGTGTTCGCGGCGCTCGCATCGACGATCACGACGGAAGGACTCGGCATCCTGCTCACGTTCGCGAAGTTCATGGGCAGCTTCTATCTCGCACTCGCACTGCTGTGGGGCGTGCTGACGCTCGCGGGCATCGTGTTCCTCGGCAAGCGCACGTTCTCGCTGATCCGCCTGATCCGCGAACCGTTCCTGTTGTCGTTCGCGACCGCGAGTTCGGAAGCCGCGTATCCGAAGCTGCTCGACGCGCTCGACCGTTTCGGCGTGAACCGCAAGATTTCGAGCTTCGTGTTGCCGATCGGCTATTCGTTCAACCTCGACGGCTCGATGATGTACTGCACGTTCGCCGTACTGTTCATCGCGCAGGTATACGGCATCGATCTGCCGCTCGGCACGCAAATCACGATGCTGCTTCTGCTGATGCTGACGTCGAAGGGCATGGCCGGCGTGCCGCGGGCATCGCTCGTCGTGATCGCGGCGACGCTCAACCAGTTCAACCTGCCGGAGGCGGGCCTGCTGCTGATCATGGGCGTCGACATGTTCCTCGATATGGGCCGCTCGGCGACCAATGCGGTCGGCAACTCGATTGCCGCCGCCGTGGTCGCGAAGTGGGAAGGCCAACTCGACGACCCGCGCGACGATGCCGACTCCGACGGCGGCGGCACGGCGTCGGTCGAGCCGCAGCGGATAACGGAGCGGGTGTAGCGACGACGGCCATGTGAGACCGGTTGGCTCGGGACCGTCATGGCCCGCTTCCGAGAGAAATCTACCGCCCCGGTCGGCGGCAGCCGGGCGCGCCCAGCCGAACCGCGCATAGGTGCGCCTGCGCCGCTGCCGGCTTGCCGGACTCGTGCCAATCGTTTTCGGCCATCCTGATAAGGCACGTCTCAATCGCCGCGTCGGAGTCGGAGTTGGTGGCAGCACCGGCGTTTACGCCAACCGAGCCGGATGCTGAGTGCATAACCATCGGCACTCGCCAAACAGTCGCAGACGGCTGCAATACGCAGCCGCTCAACTTCGCGGCACACGCGAACCCGGGCGCAGCGCATCGGCGATCCGAAAGACGGAACGTGAAAGCGGCAAACGCAATGGCGCGAATTCGGAAAACTGGAACTGCGCCCCGAAATTCAGATCGCAGAAAGCAAAACAGGCGCCGAAGCGCCTGTTTTGCAATGAAATCTCTGGGGTGGCTGATGGGACTCGAACCCACGACGACAGGAATCACAATCCTCGCCACGAATCAATATGAAGCAATGATCTTGGCGTAAATTGTGGAATTTCACAACGAAACGAGCCTTTGAATTCATTGGGTTTATTTTGGCTCGTTCCACGATTTTTGGGGTACTTGAACTATCTCACTCACCGTCCGGGATTACCGCATCATCCCCAATCGTCGACGTCAGCGCGCTATCGCAATGGCCCCTGCTGATCCGGTCGAGGAACCGACAGAGTACGCAGCCCCACCGGCGGCCGGCATTGCGCGCCTTCGCCGCGCGCTCGCTGATCGTCTCGTTCGGGGAGCCGCCGAACAGCGTGTTGCCGGCCTCGTCGAGCAGCACCAGCCAGTTCAGCAGGTAGCGTCCGATCTTGCGCATGTTCAGCCTCGATTGTCGGTATTGATGCGAGGATCAGCCTGCATGCGCCCGCGGAAATAGCTGGCGATCCCAAGCACGGGCGCCATCGTCGCCATGACGGCCGCCTCCGAGCCGAGCATGCCGGGAAGTTGCCCGAGGATCGACGGATTGGCGTGGAAGGCCATGACGCCGATATAGGCGCCCCCGACGGTCATCCCGCTCAGCAGCCCGAGCAAGCCAAAGCAGAAGCCGACGAACGGGCGCCAGCTGTACGTAGGCCAGTGATCCGCCTTCGCCTCGACCTGCATCGTCTGGTTGACCGCCTCGGTGTCTGCGGTATCTGCGGCGAGCTCGGCCTTGGTGACATCGGCGGCGATCTGCGCCATCTCGACCTGAGACTCGACGATCTTCGTCTGAAACTGCATGGCGAGGCTCGGATCGGCCTGGATGGCGGCGAGCGCGGCGTCCGGCGCCGAAGTGCCCGTCACGGCTTGGGCGACGCCTACGACCTTTTGAGCGACGTTCGCCGCGCTCGAGCCGCCGAGCCAGCCGGCGATCATGGGCGCGAACTGAGCGAGCGCCATCGCGATCGGAATGATCGGCATGTCAGGATGCTCCTTTCAAGAGATTGGCCGAAGTGCGATGAATCCAGCCACGGCCGAAGATGGGCCACGGCTTGCATGCCGTGAGGTAGTTCTGGCGGACGGCGATGAAGCGCATGATGAAGCGCGGCACGTCCGCGGCCTTCACCGCGGCGATCGTCGCGGGGCCGAGGATACCGTCGGCATGCGCGCCGGCCGCCTGCTGCATCCAGAGCACGGCATGGCCGCCGTTGTAGTTCGCATCGAGCAATTGGAATCCGATGCGCGGGTCATACTCGTCACAATGCAGCGGGTCCCAATAGAGCTTTTTCGCGATGGCCTTCGCAGTGTTCAACGAAAGAACGCGCATCGAGCCGGTATAGCCACTTGCGCGTGCCACGCGCTCGGTGATGCCCCAGCGGGTGGCGCCTCCCGGATCGTCTTTGTTGTCTACGAATCCACCCTCATTCCCGATCAACGCCTCGAACGCATCATCGAAGCTGCTCATGACACGTCCCCCACGATCTTCGCCGGAAGCCAATGGATTTTCATTGCTCGCGCTCCGCTCGGGGAAACAGATGATCGCGGATCTGCAGGATCAGCACGACGATCGTCAGAAGGCCAACCCACCACGAGATATTGTGTCCGTTCAGCCAGTTCCAGAACGTCACGATGCCGCCCATCGGAACCGCCGCCGAAGAAGTGGCATTTGCGACAGCGCTGGCCGCATTGCCGATCATTTCCTTGCTCATCATGTCCCCTGTTACCCTGCCGTATCCATCGTCATTTTCAGCAGCCCGTACACCGCGCTGTCGGGCCCGTTGATCGTCACCGTCGAGCCCGAGAAGGTCGCATAGCGCGATGTGCTGGTCGTGAGGCCGCTGCCCGATCCGCTGCCGTTGTCGCTGTAGATCTTCACCGCGCCCGCGTCATACGTGATGTTGTAGAGGTTGCCGAAGTTGCCGTCGACGCAGCCAAGCGAGCCGCGCCCCCAGTTCAGCGGCGGCGTGTTGCCCTTTAGCGCGGAAAGCGCATTTAGGTCCGCAGAAACCGAAGTTCCCGTGTTGTTTTCGTTGATGAGGATGTTCAACACCTGATTGCGATAGATCGGATAGGCGTTCGAGGTGCTCTCCATTCCGCCATTGATTTGAGGCGATTCCGAGAACGTGTTTTCCTCGACGTAGGCCGGAATCGCGCTCACGAATGGATCATGCAGGAACGCGAACATGCCGCAATTCTTGAAGATGTTGTTGCTGATGGTCGGACTGTTCGTGATCGCGATATCGGTGTAATAGCGCAACGCGAAGTTGGTGTTCTTCGTCACCTCGTATTCGATCGTGTTTCCTTCGAACAGACCTAGGTCGCAGTTCTTGAAGATGTTCTCGAGCGAAGACGACGCACCGATCCCATGGAAGTTGTTGGCCTGGATCTTGATGTTGTACGCGCGGTTGATCCGATATAGCGTTCCTTGGCTCGTGAACGTATTGCCCACGATCGACACGCCGCAGTTGGTCGCGCCGAGATCGTCCACGTACAGCGCGATCATCGGCGCTTGCGCATAGACGTTGTTGCCGTTGAACGAGATGGCTTCCTGACCGGCTGTCGCCGTCACCACGCGGATGCCGCCCGCGGAGGCGTTGCAGGGCGTCGCCGTGCGCGCCACGCCGGCCTGATAGGTCGCCGACCGGATCACGTTGTTGCCGGTGAACGAGCACGATGTAGGAACGCGCCCCGAGCCCGTGCCATTGCCGAACCAGGTCAGCTCGCCGTTGCAGCACGAGCCCACCGTGTTGCCGGTCGCCAGACAGTTGATGCCGCCTTCCATGTCGACGCCGACATCGCCGCAGTTCGTCACGGTGTTTCCGGAAATCAAACAGCTTGCGCAGTCAGTGATGAAGATGCCGCCCGCGCCGACGACATCGATGATGTTGTTTTCCCAGTTCGAGAACGCGCACTGCCAACCTTCCATGCCATCGCTGCCGGGCGCATACATGATGGTGTTCTCGCTCGCGTGCAGATACTGCGAGCTCGTGCTCATCGTCCCCTGGCAATTGCCGGTGTTGGAGATGATGCATTTACTGATGCGGTTGCGGGAGAAATTGAACGTCCCGACGCCGCCCGCGTTGAAGTTGGCGCCGAAGACCCAGATGTCGTTCGTGCACGCGCCGTCGCCGTTCAGCAGCACCGATTGACCTTGGTGCGCGGAACCCCATGGGCCATAGGCCGGCATGTTGTTCAGCGCGGTCAGCTTCGAGCCTTCGCCCTTGCCGAAGAGTCGCACGCCGGGCGGCACGACCAGATAAGTCGAGATCGCCGAGTTCACCATGTGGCGCACGGCGATCGCGCCGCAGTTGAGCGCCTTCTGGATTGCGGCATGATCATCGGTCACGCCGTCGGCATGCAGCCCGGCCTGACGCGTATCGACGACACGCATGTCTTCCGCATACCAGCGCGTGCCATCGGTGCCGACGATCAGCGTCACGCCGTTGTCGGCAGACGTCGTATCATCATATTTCGCTCGGAAGCGATTGGAGCCGCCGTCATCGACGGCGACCGCGCCCACCGTCTCCGCGAGACTGTAGAGCTTGCCCGAGAGAGCCCGCAATGCGTTGAGATGCGGCACGACGCGCCGCATGCGCAGCTTGAACACCTGGTCGAGTGTGGTGCCATCGAAGCCGATCAGCGCGGCGCCCCCCGCGCCATTCTCGTCCATCAACTGGTTGGTGTAATTCGGAATCGACAGCACCAAATTGCCGTCGCTGTCGTTCACCAGCAGCGAATACGATGCGCCGCTGACGTACACCGTCTGAGGCGACCCGTTGAGCTCGATGAAGCCGTTGTTCACCGATAGCGGCTGCTGCATCGGGATCGTCATCGCGGCGTCCTGATACACCGTCACCGGGTTCGTCACCGGATCCGTATTCGCGACCCCGACATAGATCGAGCCATCTTGCAGCGGCAGGCCCAACAGATCGGGAAAGAACACGACCGGATCGATCACCATGTTGCCCATGCGTCACCTGTTGCCGTTGCTGTTGATGTTTGAGGCGCTTTCGGCGGCATTGAGCGTGCCGAGAATCCAGCGCACGCGCGAGGCCTGATCATTGGTCGCGGTAAGGCTGCGCGCAAGGTCGAACCAGCGACGGAACTGTGGCGAATTGGCAAGTGCGTTGACTGCTTCGGGTGAAGGAATAGCGCCTGCTTTCGTCCAAGCCCGCAATTGAGGGCTCACGACCAATTCATCCGCCGCCTTCATGACATCGACCTTTCCCTTCGAGAACGTGCTGAACACTGCATGCATCAGACCCGCTCCGATAGGACCGGCGATGCTTGCAGCGCCTGCCGACGCAGCGATGCCCAAGCGTCCAACGGCTGCGCGGCGCGCCACGTTATAGATGTTCCCGATCAAGCCGTCTGCCCGAGCATTAAGTGCTTCGCGTGCGGCCATAATCCGGCCCGTCGTGATGTTTTCTCGGGTAGCGTTCGCGATGCCGCGCGAGACCGTCGCAAGGTCGATGAGTTGCTGACGCGCCTCCGGCGGCAGGTTCGCCATGACCACGTTGTGCGCCGCCGAATTCTTCTTCAGCCCGTCATACCAGTCCGCGAACGTCTTGAAGTTGAGTTCGCCATTCTTCGTCGCCTTGCCGAAGGCATAGGCGAGGCCGCTCGACATGACGTTCTGGCGCATGCTCGGCGGAACGGATTTGAGCATTCCGACAAGCTTCGTCTCGTCGCCTTTCGCGGCGGCAGCCATCGCGGTCCCGAGCTTGCCGACCAGCGAGTCGCCGAGCTGCTTGCCAAAGAGCGACGTCATGTCGTCCTCGACGCTCTTGCGCATCTGCACGGTCGAGCGCGCTAGGTCGAAGCGCTTGAGCGCATCTGGCACACCCGACGACGCGAGCGCGCCTCGCTGGTCGTCCGAGATCAACGCATAGAGCTTCTTCAGCATGCCAGTATCGGCATTCTTGAAATCCCCCTGATTCTTGAGTCCCGCGCCGATTTCGCGCCGTACGTCATCGAGCAGCGCATAGGTCGGCTGCTGCATGGGTGGCTTGATCCCGATCTGTGCACCCTGAACGCGCTGCCCATTGATGACGATCGGCTGCTCACGGGGCGTGAGCTTGGCCTGAATCATCTTCTCGATGCCTGACAGATTGCGCGGGCTCGTAAGTTCATCGGCACGCTTCTGAATGAAGCCCAGCACGTTTGGTGCCTCGACCGGCATCTTTGGATTTATGTCTGCGTTAAGTCCCTGGTAGAGCGCTTCCGCCTTCTGATCGAGCTGTTGCTGCGTGTTCATCAGCTCGCCCTTCACTTGGCCGGACAACTCGCTCAGATCGCGCGTGCCGCCGAGATCGTCAACGAGCTGTTGCGCACGCTGGCCGATCTGCTGCAACCCCTGCATTTCCTCGGAGCGCGCAACGCTGCCCGGCATCGATTTGATCGCCTGCATGAGCTCGATCGCGGCCTGATTGGTCGTCAGATGATCGGGCTGAAGGTTGTCGGCGATGCCGAGGCGCTCGGCTGCGGCCAGCCGCTCCGGATCGGGAGCCATCTGCGCGGCCAACGTCTGCTGCGCGTTTCGCTTGCCGATGCCAAACGGGGCGCCTGCTATGCCCGTCGCCTTGCGCGTTTGCGCGGCGAGCTCGTCGGTCGACATGAAATCCTGCGCGGCCGATGCGAGCGGCGATGCGGCGGGATTGATCGCGCCTTCTGTGGGCGCAGCAGCCTGAGTCCCTGCTTGTGCGGCGGTTTGGTTTTCCGCGCTCGCGGCTACTGCTTCCGGGCTGGCTGCTTCGGCAACTTTTGCTGCATTGATATCGGCTCCGGCGGCCGTTGTCTGCGCGCCCATTTGCGCTTGCTCGACGGCCGCCTCCTGAGATGCCGCGGCCGCCTGTTTAGACGCGGCCTGATTGGCTTCGGCTGCCCCACCCTCCGCCGCCGCGGCACCAGCCTGCGGCAATTCGCGCGCCAGCGCAGCCATCACGCGCGAGGCCACCACGGGCGACAACGCCGTCGTCAGCAGGTTTGCGGCGACCCCGAGCATATGATTGCCGGTCGCCTGATGGACGGCTTCGCCGACTGTGCCTCCAGCCGCGCCCGCGGCGATCATTTTCGGGATCGTCGAAAGGGCGCCAAGCGGCACGGCCATCCCCCCCGCGCCTTCCGCCCCCTGCTGCACTATTTGCTCGCGGGCATTCTGAGCGCGCGGCAATCCGGACTGTTCAACCGCCTGTTGCGGCGTCACGTTTGAGGCAAGATGCGTCCCGAAAATTTGATCCGCAACTTGCGGAGCTGACTGCATCACCTGGTTAATCACCGCGATTGGCAGCGGGACCTTCGTCGGATTTGCGGCCGTCTGCACGGCGTTTTGCCAAGATGTAGCCGCACCTTGCAGAAAGCCGCGTGCGGCGACACCCGCGACGCGGCCGACAGTCTCAGGCTGCTGCGGCGTGAGCACAGCGCCATGCGGCAGCGCGAGCGCGCCGCTATTCACGTCCTGCTGAAACTGCTGCGCATCTTCCGGTGACATGCGGCCGGTGTTGAACGCGTCGACGGCCTGTTGCGGTGCCATCGGTGGCTGCGGCGCGGCCTTCACGTTCATTCCCGCGGGCAGCACGATCCGTCCGCCCCGCACGTCCTGCTCGAACTGCGCGGAATCCTCCGGGCTCATGCGCCCCGACTGGTATGCGTCGTAGGCGAGCTGAAGTCCGGACGGCCCGGAATCGACGGCGCCCGGCGGCGCGCCGATGTTCGGCAGCAGCGCGACCGCATACGGGTTCGACGACGACGGCTGAGAGCCTTGCGGCGTCGGCTGCAATGCACCGGGCGCGGTGCCGATGGCGGGGAGCGCCTGCACCGCATACGGGTTGGTGGCGTCCGGGTTGTTCGGCGACATGCCGGCCACGCGCTTGACGTAGGCCATCGTCTTCGGGCCCCACGCATCGCGATCGGTGCCGCCGTGATATTCGGCGGTCGCCAGCACCGGATTGCCGCCGTTGCGGTCCATCGACTGTTTCAGCAGGTACGCGGCGCCGTAGGCAGCAGTCTGCGGGTTGAGCCACGGATCGACGCCGGTCTGCTTGATGATGGTGTCGCGCGTGCTCGGAATGATCTGGTACGGAGTTGCTGCCCCGGCGCTACTGATCCGGTCGGCATTGCTCTTCTCGCCCTTCGTGCGGATGTTGGTCAGCAGTTGCGCGGGAATGCCGACCGCAGCCGACGCGGCCTGATCGGCCTGATCGTAGGCCGGATCGCGGTAACTGACCGGGAAGGCGCTTGCGTTGTAGCCGTTCGCCATCGCTCATTGCCCCGTCAGATACTTGTTCAGGTACGACATGCTGCCGTCGAAGACGGGCGCGGAAGGCGCGCCGGGCGCGGTGCCGGCCGGCGGCTTGAGCTGGACGCCGGGCGCGGCGGTCGGCGCTGCAAAGGCCGATGGCGTGCCGGAGCCGGACGCGAGGTTCTGCTTCATGAACTGCGCGAACGTCGTGCCCTTCGCGACTTGCACGCCGCCGACATTGGCGTCGTATTTGGCGGGCCCCATCCAGCCGAACGAGCCGGCCCACGAAGACGAGCCGTCGCTGATGCGGGCCGCGCGCAGCGATGCATTGCGCATCGAGCTCAGGAACTGCACGATTTGATCGGGACTAGCGTTCTTCGCCGGAAAGCCCGTCTCGAGCGCCTTGCGATCGGCATCCGAGAGGCCGGCCTGCCCATAGCCAGACACGCCCTTCATGATCGACTGGTACTCGTTGCGCAGCGAACTGACGTTGTCTTGCGAGCCCCAGAAGTTCTGCCAGAAGTTGCGCACGTCCTCGGGCTTGCCCGATGCCCATTGACCGGCCTGGTTCAGCGTCGCGACATTCGAAAGCAGCGAGCCGACGCGATCCGCCATCTGGCCGTGCTGCACGCTGTCGAGCGCGCCGGTCGTCACGATCTGGCGCGTGCTCTCGTCCATGTTCGGCGCCGTCTGCTGGTAGTTCATCGCCCGCAGCTTCAATTGCAAATCGGCTTGGAACGCGTTTTGGCTGAGGCCAAACTGCGCCGCGCGATTGGCGATCTCACTCCCGATGTTCTGCGTTTGAGCCTCGGTCAACCCGACATTTGCAGCCGCCTGCACCGGCGCGAATTGCGCCGCGGCGATCGTGGCCGGCATCGTCGCGCCCTGCGCGAAGTGCTGCATGAAATTCGGCAGCCCCATCGCCGCCACCAGCGAGGCAGTCAGTGTCGAGAGCGCGTCCTTGGTGCCGCCCTGCTGGTCGGCCTTGATGACCGATAGCATCTGCTGCGCGCCGGCCAAATCCTCCTGCATGTGCGGATTGCTGTCGTAGCCGGGCGTGTTCTGGATCGCGTCGATGTGGTTCTGGACGAGCTTGGACGCGAGATCGTAGCGGCCGTTTTGCAGCGACGCGAGGACCGGTGCGGACGCGTCGAGCTTCTGCTGCCGCTCCTGCTCGTTGTATCGATTCCACGCGCTGGTGATGCTATCCGCCCATTCGGGATTCGCCATCGCCATTTGCACCGCACTTTGCGGCGTCGGGTTCTGACTGAACTGCTGCCACTGCTGCTGGAACTGCTGCTGCCGTTGCGCAGCGAGCGAATTCAGCAACGCGGACTGCTGGACGTTTTGCGTCTGTGCGTTCGTCAGGCCGATGCCGGCCTGGGCCTGCGCGGCCTTCAGGAAGTTGCCGACCGGATCGGGCTGAATTTGCAGCCCCGTGTAGTTGATCGGCTGCGGCGGCGTTGCCATGATGTCGGACATGATCGTCTCCCTTAGAACATGCCCGCGCCGACGCCGTACAACCTGCCTCCGACGCCCGCAGCATTGAGATACGCCGGCAATGCGAACTGGTAGTTGTTGGAGCCGGAGTTGTTCAGGAAGGACCCGAGCGCGCCCGCCAGGCCATTGATGCCGCCCTGGATGGCATTCGTCGAGCCGAGCGTGCCGCCCGCTTGCGCGGCGCCGATCTGCCCGGTGAGGTTCGTGATGTTGTTGCCGGTCTGCATTCCCGCTTGGCCGGTGCCGGCCGCCGCGTTCTCGCCGACGTTGATGAGGTTGCCGAACTGGGAGATCTGGTTGCCATAGCCGCTGAGCAAGCCCGAGATGCCGCTGAGAGACGTGCCGAGATTGCCGATCTGCGACTGCATCACGTTCGACAGCACCTGACCCGGCAGATAGCCAAGCGAGTAGTTTGTGTTGCCGCCGCGCAGGCCGCCCGTCGCGCTTCCGTTTGCGAGAATGGCCTGTTGGCCGAGGTTCATCGACGTCGTGTACAGCGGGTTCGACTTCAGGCCATTGATGGCCGTCTGCTGCGATTCGACGCCATTCGCGCCGGTCAGGTTGTTCAGTTGACCGAGCGTGCCGCCATATTGGTTGAGTGCGCTCGCATAGCCGTTCTGCGCATTCGCATAGCCGCCGAGCGCGCCGGTGCCGGCGTCGACGTAGGGCTTCAGCAGTTGACGGATCTGGTCGAATTCGCGCTGCTGCTCGGCGATGCCCGCCTGCGAGGCCCCGGCCTGCGTATTGGCGGCGGATTGTGCGCCATGGGCGCCGACGATGCCGCCGACAAGCGAGCCGACACCACCTACGATACCGCCGAGCGCCGAACCGCCTATGCTGCTGATTGCCTTTCCGAGGAATGACATCTGATGCTCTCTGCGTAGTCCGTCCGGGTCATTCCAAACAGGATTACGTCGAGCGCGCGGCCATTTCGCATGCACGCCTCACGCAGAACACCTTCCTGTCGGAACCCAAGCTTCCGGACGTAGTTCTGTGCGCTCACCAGATCACTGATGATGGGCGCACTCACTCGCCGGGCCGAACTCGCGTTGAACACCTTTTCGAGCACTTCGACACCCAATACGCGGCTGTAGAGCGTCGCTCGAGGAAGCAGACATGCATGGATCTCGATATCCAGCCTGCTTTTTTCGCGGACCATGAAGAATCCGCAGAACTCGCCTTCATGCCAGGCGCCGAGATAGCCGACGGCCGGATTGGCGATGTAGGTGGGCTTCCAGTGGTCATGCTGGATTCGATCGCGAATCGACGGAATCGCATAAACCGATTCGATCAACTCGACATCAAAAAGCCCTTCTACCATTTTCTTTCGTCATAACGAACAAATAGCGCACTGGATTCGAACACATTCGCGCTAGACGAAACAATATTGCATTTTTCCCGGAAATTCAATCTCGATCAGTTCGAGATCATGTTTCCGGAGGCGGTCAGCGTGCAACCGTTGCCGGATGCATAGAGTTCGTCGCCGGGGCTCAACGCCTGATTGAGCAACTCGACGAGCAGCCCGGTGCGACCGACGCCAACTGATACGTGGCCGACGTGCGTCGCGTCGGTGGCGCTGCCGCCGGACGGCACGATGAACACGTCGACCGCGACCGGTCCCGATGCGCTCGCGGGATTCCATGCCGATGCGGCCTGCGGCGTCACCACCGAACCGGCCGGAACCGGCCCATAGACGAGCGCCGGCGTCCCGGTCAGGACGGCCTCGCAAAGCCGGATTTTCGTCGTGGTCATTCAGTTCTCCATCAGGGTATTTGAGCGATCGTGAGCCAGTTCTCGGCCGACGTCGCCATCAGCGTGCAGCCGACGCCGGAATTCTGAAACGCCTGAAGCTCGAGCTGATCGCCGGCGTTCAGTTGAAACAGGCGCGCGGCCATCGACACCGGCTGATAGTTCGACGTCGTGCTTTCCGCGAATTTCGATGCGACTACCTCGACCGTGCCGTTGACGAGCACGTAGAGGTCGAACTGATCGCCGATCACCGCGGGCGGCACGGTGTTGAAGATGATCTGCGCGCTGACCAGGTAATACCCGGTCGCCAGCGCCGTGTAGACGCCGCTGCTTGCGTTGAAGTTCGCGTTGAGTCGATCGGTGATCTGTGTCCAGCCGGTGAGCGTCGTCGCGGTGTTGTTCGGGATGCTCTGACCGCCGGCCGATCCGTAGGTGAGCGCCTCGTTGCCGGCCGCCGAGAGGGTCGTCGCCGCCACCGGCGCCGGAAGATCGCTGCCGAGCGCGGGTGGATCGGCGAACGCGCGCTGGATGAAGCCAAGCAGCGCGCCGAGCACGTCCGAAACGTCCTCCGCAGCTGGTGCCGACAGCGATACGGCAACCGGCGATGCACTTTCCTCGATCGTCACCTGAACCGGCACGGGCGCCAGCGCGCCGCCGTCATCCGCCGCGAGTCGGGCCGCGACGGCCGCGATCATCGATGCGATGGAGGATGCGGAATGGACTTCCGTGTCGAGCGCGGACAGCAGCTTTTGCACCAGTTGCGCGAGCGCCAAGCCGCCCTCGGCGGTGCCGTTGACCTCTTCGATCTCGCCGGGCAGATTGATCGTGATGTCGCGCGTCATCGCCTCGAATCGGCGCACCGCGGCCGGATTGCCGCCGAGGGCTTCCGACAGCTCTTGACGGTTCGCGGGCGGCGTCGAAATGGTGATCTTCAGCGTCATGCCGTCAGCGGCTCACCGTCCGCCTCGAGGGCCGCAAACGAAACCGGAGCCGCGTTGAAGCCTGCGAACCGGTAGCCGCGGAAGTTGCGGAAGAAATGCTTGGGGCGCCATTGCGCGCGCTGCCGGGTGCGGCCTTGCGCGCCCATCGACACGTACCGAGGCGTGCTCCACACGCGGCCGTCGTTGGTGTACTGCATGCTCATCGTGTCCTGCTCGCCGAGCGCCGCGCGCCCGTAGGTGCCGATCAATTCGAGCGACGTGACGATATAGCCGTGCGCCTCGTTGTAGGCGAAGATCGTGTCGAGTTGCCAGCGGGCATCGGTGCCGTATTGCGCAGATGTCGTTGCGTCGACGTAGCCGACCCGCTGGTCGAACTTGTCGCCCATCAGGAATTTGCCGTAGCAGTAGACCGGGTGCCACGCGCGCCATGCGCCGGTGCCATCCGAGCTCGAGTCGAGCAGGAACCACAGCGGCTGCTCGGCCGCCTGAGAGCCGGCCACGTCGTAGACGAGCGTGTAGTCGGCCAGATGCAGATAGATGAACTGCTGCTCTTTCTCGGCGCGGTACTCGAGCGCGGCATTGTAGAGCTGCGCCTCGGTGTACTGCGCGAGGATCATCTCGACCTCGCGTGCGGCGATCTTCGTCGCGACGCCAAGGCCGACCGACAACCAGACGCTCGGCGCTTCGTCAGGCGCGCCGCCGACAAAGGCGAAACCCTGACTCGTCAGGGTCTTCGCATAGGGGCCGATGACGCCCTTCTGGATCGTCGCACCGGTGTTTTCGGTGAACGGAAAGCCGAGTCCGCCGGTATTGTCGAATACCGCGATCGTGTAGCGATTGCCGAGATAGAGCTCGTTCCGGAACTTCCAAAGGCAGTTGATCGGATCGGCCGCGTTGCTGTCGCTGCCGAACAGTTGCGAGTTGAACGTGAACTGGTTCGCAAGCTGCGTAACGTAGACCGACGTGTGATCGGTCAGCGCGAAATAGCCGGCGAACCAGATCAGATCGACCGGGCTCCCGACATTCGAATCGGTGCATTCCTGAAGCGTCGGATTTGCCTGCGTGGTGCCGTCCGGCTTCTGGATCGTGTAGAAAAAGAGCTGCTTCGCCGTAACGATCCCGATGCCCTGATTCTGGTAGCCGTAGGCCATCGCTACCGGCTCGCCATCGTCTGGGAGTTGACCGAGCACCTTCACCACGCCGAGCGCGTTCACCGACACGAAATTGGTGCCGATCACGCGATAGCAGGTCCCGAGCCAGTTGATTCCGCCGCGGTCATGGCCGACGAGCGTCGGCGCGCCGACGTCGAAGCGCGTGAGACCCTCGGCCGAGCGCAGGAACATCTTGCTGATGCCGGTGCTCTTCATGACGGGCACGAGATTGCGCGGATACGACGTGCGAAATTCCGCGCCGACGTCGGTGTAGGTGCCCGAGGCGAGCGGGATTTGGGGCATCTTAGGCAGCCGCGCTCTGGAAGCCTTCGCCCGGCGTCACATAGACCTTGCCGCTATTGCCGGTGTCGGTGATCAGCGACATCGCGCCGTACGTATCGGCTTTCGTGACGACCTCGGACGAATTCGGACCGATCGGGTAATCGCCGGACAGGCCGGAACTGGGCGCAGAAGCGGCGGCCGGATTGCCGGAGATCGAAAAGCGCACGTAGACCGGGAAAGCGTTCGGATTGAGTACCCGCACCTGTTTCGCCAGTGCATCGACGCCGATTTCCGTGTGCGTGCTCGATACCGAGACGACCTGCGTCTGCCCTTGGGCCGGCGAAAACGGTTGATTGAAAGCCATGTCTCACACTCCGTCGAGCGGCTGCACGATCAGGGTCGCGCGGCTGAGGGAAAGCGTCGTCGCCGCATCGGTCGACGCAACGAGCTGAATCACGTCGCCCATGTTGATCTGCGCATTGATGTTGTTCGGGTTTTGCAGGATGCCCGAGAAGCTGAACGCCTGCGATGCGCCGGTCTGGGCGATGAGCGCCTGGAATTCGGACGTGTACATCGGGCCGCCCACCGGGCCGGTCTGCACCTGAAGCGTCAGCACGCGCGGCGACGGCAGCGAGCCGATCAGCGCGACCCAGAACGCGCACGCCTTGATCGCGCGGGTTGCCTGCAAGATGCCTGTCGTCACGTTCTCGGTCAGCGTCTGGCCGCCTATCTTCAGCGTCGACGCGCCGTTGGCGTCGTACGGCGCGATCACGGCCGGCGTCGTGGTCAACGCGACGTTCTCGGCCTGCGTGCGGCGCAGCGCATACAGCGAACTCGCCAGCAACAAACCGCCGGTCGAGAACACGAAACTCGATTGGAACAGCGACAGAAGCGCCGACAACGCCACCTTGCGCGGTTGGCCGGCGTTCTGATTCCAGATCGCCAGTTGGTCCGCGAGCTGCGGCGAGATGTCAGGGGACAGCTGATTTATGTTGGAAATTTCAATTCTCCTTTCGCAGCAAATTCGCCGTGCATCATGTCTGCCGCAAGACAATAAAACTCATGTGCAAGCTCCGGACTTTCGAAACGCCCTAGATTTTTCTGCTTCCCATCGTATTGAATTTGCGCACGCCATTTTCCGCCTGGAAGAAGATCGACTCCCTTAAAGCCGGACGCGTTATTTTTGTTAATGCGACGATTCTTTCTGTTGTGAGACTTAAGGCAAACCCTTAGATTTGATCGACGGTTATCCAATCGATTGCCATTGATATGGTCAACTTCATGAACTCCATCACTCTTTCCAAGGCCAACAATCAATCGATGCATGATTTCATGATGACTCTTACGCGTTTTCGCGCTTCCTTTTCCATACCATGATCGCCACGCATATCCGCCATTGCTAAACATCCATCTGAATTTAGAAAGATGTTCATAGTCTTCGTCATCGACGAGCACCGTCTTTCCATTCGTAAGCTTGATCGTTTTCAATTGCTGTCACTCCAGGGATTGCCGCTCGGCTCGAGCGTCGCATCGTTGGTCGTCGTGACGCGATCCACGGGCGAGAAGAACTGTTGATTCTTCGTGTTGCGTCGATTGCCCGTACCGATCGGCATGTGCCGCGGCATTTGCATCTGCGGGATTTCGTAGTTGCCGAGCAGCAGTGTCCGATAGCCGGCTGCAGCCGCGCGCATCGTCTCCATGCTCAACTGCTTGCCGAGCGTCGGCGCGAGACGCTTCGCGAGGTTCGTATAGAACGGCTCTTCGGCCCAATCGGGAATGCCCGCGTCATCATTGAGCGATGCGCTCTTCCCTGCCAGGTTGTAGCCGATACGGATGCCGCGCGCATCAAAAGATGCGGCCATCCGTTCGAGGCGCAGGAGTGCCGTATTGCGCTCTTCTGGGCTCAGATCGAACACATAGCCCGCGAGCGCGATTTCCTCGTATGCGGCCTCGACCAAATCGCCTTTCGTGGTCACGATTGCTTCTCGATCAATTGCGGTTGTTCGGCTTTCTTGGCAGCCTTCGATGCCGCGGCCGCGCGCGCTGCTTCTTCGGCTTGTTGCGCCTCGATCACGTCGGCCGGGGTGCGATACCAGCCCTGCTCGAGATGCGCAGCGACGTCGGCCGCATCGACGATGATCCAGTCGACGTGGATCTTGTGAATCAGCTCTTGGGTGCCCTTGCGATAAAGCATCGTGGGCGCTTTCATCGGAGTCATTCGGATCTCCAAAAGGGGAAAACGGCGTCCCGAAGGACGCCGCCCAATCGGCCGCGATCAAATCGGCGCGAAGTTCATCGTCGGCGCCACGCTGTAGGTCACGATCACCTTGTCGCCGATATCGACCGGGACCGGGCCGTCGACGATGCCCGTATCGATGGTCGTCGCGCCGCGCTTGAATTGCAGCGCGGAAACCGTGCCGGCGCTCGTGTACACCGTGCCCGCCTGTGTCGCGGTATAGGTGAACGGCGACGCGCCGACCGTGATTGCAGCGATCGCGCCCGGCGTCGCCGGAATCGGGAACGGCGCGCTGTTCTGCCCGCTGTTCACGATCCACTGCGTGCCGTCCGATTGCACTTTCACGACCGAGCTCTGCGCGGTCAGCGCGATCGATGAAAGCCCCTCGATCGTCGAACCGTCGACCGCCAGAATCGTGACGCTGTTGCCGGACGCATAGGACGCATCGATTCGCTTGATGGTCTTGATCTGGCCCACCGCTTTCGAGGCAGCCGGCAGCACGATCTGGATGTTCTGATTCGACGCGTCGGCTTCGATCGTATAGTCGTTGTTCGTCGCCTTGTAGACGGCCGGATTCGGATCGGCCGCAGCGGCGATGAGCTTCGTGATGGAACCGAAGTTGTAGCCGCCACCACCGCCGGGACCGACGTTCGGCGAGCCGAACGCGTAGGATTGCGTGACTTGCATGGTCGCCTCTCCTTACACCTGATTGAACAGCTCGACGCCGCACATCTCGGTGTTGGTCACGACGACACCGAAGAAGATATCCGCGCGGTACAGGATGGATTTGGTCTTGATGTCCTGGAACTTGCTCAGCTCCATTTCGATCCCCTGCTCAGTCGTCGCGCGCAGCACCTGAACACCCGCATCGGGCGGCGACGCAAAGCGGCCCGGCAGCAGCTCGATCGAATCCTTCTTCCAGTGCGGATTGAGCGACGAGCCGGCGGTATTCAGCCACGTGATCGCCGCACCATTGGCCGGGGTCGCCGACACGTTCTGGTAGCAGATTTCGGCGTTCGAACCGCCTTGGCCGCTGATGAACGGCGGTGTGATTTGCAGATGCGTGCTGTCGATCACCGATACGACGCGGAAGGTCTTCGGCTGCCCCGTGTCCTGCTTCGTGATGTGATGGACCGAATCAACGCCCGCGGCCTGGAAACAGTCCCCCGCCGCCACACCGGTCGTCGAGCTGACGACGATAGTCTGGAAGCGGTTGTCGACGTTCGTCACTTCGCCATACGAGGCGGCGACGGTCGCCTGCGGAACGTAGAACTGATTCGCCGCGCCGATCGTGATGGCGCCGCCACCAGCCGCTGCGATCCGCGGCGCGTAGTCCAGCTTGAACACGCTAAAGTTCGCGACCTCGCCGATGTACGCCTTGTCATAGGCGGTTTCGGGGCGGCCTTGCAGCGTCTGACGTGCCGCGAGGTTGCTCGCCATTGAGTTGTAGTCGCGCGACACGAACGCCGCATAGCGATCGTCGGCGCTGATGCCCTGCTCGTTGTAGATCGCATCGATCGCCGCGATGTCGTCGAAGCCGGATGCGGCCGACGTGCGCTTGACAACCAACGAGCCGAGCGACGTTACCGCATTGTTCACCGCGACGTTGATGTCCGAAGCGAGCTTCTTCTTGGCGGACTCGCCGAGACGGTTCTCTTGCAGCGCATCGCGCAGCTCGAGTGCCGTCATGGTCCACGGTACCGAGCGCGGCTGATTGATCTGCGCCGGAACCGCCAGCTGCGTATAGCTGTTGAAGTTGCCCGTCATGTCGATGCCCGCATACGACTGCGAGATGTACGGCATCGGGCGCCAGATGGTGTTGAAGGACCGTTCCATCGACTGCTGATCGGTCGAATACTTATTGACCAGCCGCGACATCACCAGCATGTCGTTGAAACCTTCGAGCAACTGCTCGAAGGCGACACGCTCTTCTTTCGAAAACGCGTTGCTCATTTGTGCTGCTCCTGTCCAAGTTGGCATCAGAGCAGCCGCGACAACCTACTATTTGCGCTGGTTTTGCGCTCGCTTCAGTTGTTGCTTGTATGCGAGGACCTTCGAATAATCGCCGGTCTTCTCCGCCTCAGCTCGCAGCTGCTCGAGTTTCCTCTCGCCGCCGCCAGCCGCCGGAGTGCCAGACGAGGACGAGATGCGCCCTTCGGGCGCGGGCTTGTTCACAGTGCGGGCAGACGTCACTTTCAACTCCTTTTCGAGCTTGGCCGCCGCGAATGCGAACCGGACGGGATCTTTGATTTGGGCCAGCGGTTGCAGCTTGGTGGGATTGCGACCCAAGGCGTAGACCAGAAGCGCGGGCTTGTCAGCACCGGCCAGCAAGATGCCTTGCTGCTCGACGGACAGGGCCGCGACGACTTCCGTTTCGGCGTCTTGGTAGTCCTTGACGCGCAACTCACGCGCTTCCTTGATGTAGCCTTCCTGACGTTCCTGGATGGCTCGCTGGCGCGCTTCCGCTGCCTGACGCTTTTCGGCTTCCGCGGCATCGACTTGGCGCTTGGCGTCGTACCACTTGCCGAGCGCGTCGTCGAACTTGCCTTCGTCGTAGTCGAATTCCTCGAGCTTCGGCTTCGGACCGAGCGTCGGAGGCTGCGTCTGCTGCGATTGCTGCTGCGTCTTTTCCTTCGCCTCGAACTCGCGCAACTTGCGCTGCGCTTCCGCGTACTGCTTGCGAAGGTCTTTCACCCACTGTGGTGCGTTCTGCTGCTCTTGGCTGGCTGAGGCCGGCGGTGCCTCGTCGCCGAATTGCAGGGTGAGCTCGTCGTCGGTATCGCCTTCGCCTGCCGAGCCTTCGGGACCGCCTTCGGGGGTCTCGGGCTGCTCGCCATTTGCGGCGGGTTGGATGTCCTGCTCGCCGAGGTCGGCCGCCGGGTCATCCAGTCCTGCATCGAGCACATCGTTTTGCTGCGTTTCGGGCGTTTCTGCCGTGTTGTCCATTCGATCACCGTGTCGACTCGCGATTCAGGCCTCGCGGAGAGCCTGACGCATTGTTAGCATTAAATTTCAACTAAATCAAGTATGAGAGCACTTAAATTGCTCTATATCCCACTCATGACGCAGATGATTGCGTGGTTTGCTGGGCGACGACAGCATCCTGCCCCGTTTGCGTGATCAGCGTTTGCAGGATTTCGTAGGCGCCCATCAGATCCTCGCGGCGTGCGTTGGCGAGCCGCGCAATCGCGTCCGCGCGGCTGTTGGCGGCATCCGCCAGGGTCTTGATGGTTTCCGCATGCGCCTTGCCGGCGCCGGCCTGTTCGCGCTCAGCGGCGGCGAGCAGGTATTGCGACTGCGGATCGGGCGGCTGATTGGCCGCGGCTTGCTGCTGCGCCTCAAGTTGCTTGCGTTCCGAATCGTTGGGCTTGACGACACCCAGTTTGACGAGCTGCATTCGCAGGAACTCTTGCAGGTCGTCGAGCCCTTCGCCGTCCATATTGGTCAGCGTCAGCGAGACGACGATCGAGGCGAGCTGCGGGTCTTGGATGAACTGAAGCATCGACACCAGCGATCGAACCGTGCTATCGCGCCGGCTCTTGAAGGCCGGCCCGACGTCGACCGTCACCTCGAACTTGCCCTTTGTCGGATCGTTGGTGATCTGCGGCACGCCGTCGACGAGGCGTGGCTGTTTCAACACCGCCTTGCCGCGCTTGCCATCCTTGCCGACCGTGACGACCCGGCGGCTTTCCTCGTCGTAGATTTCGCGCGCCATCCCGAGCCAGATCTCGCCCGAGCGCTGCATCGACTTCGCCATGTTGTCCATGTAGATGAAGGCCATCATGTCGACCTTCGCCTGCACGCGCTCCATCAGCGCATCGGAGACGTTCGAGACGACCTGCTCGCCGGCCTCCTGATTGCCGGTCAGTTCCTTGATGCTGGAATCGACGATCTGCAACAGCGCGGCGAGCGACTCCGGAATCGGCGGGGGTTCCGTGTAACCGACCGGACCGGCTGGCGTCGCGGTACCGTCCGGATTTTCGACCGGGTTGATCAACAAGAACGGGTTGTCGTCGATATTGTCGTTCGCCCACTTCATTTCATGGCCGCGAACTTGATCCGGCATGAAGATCGGTTTGCGGCGCGGCGCGAGCGCGGTGATGATCGCCAGCAGCGAGATCTGCATGTTGAGCAGCCGCTGCGCATCCTTGCCCAGGCGGATGTGCGACATGATCCGCTCCTGGTTGTCGATGAAGGCGCGCTTGCCATAGAACGGCACGATCGGGATATTCGGCCCGGCGATGAACCCGCAATCCTCAAGCACCTTCCCGCCGTCGTGAATCCACTTGTGCACGCGGCGCTGCTTCACCGTGCGCGTGCGCACATGCGTGTAGCCCTGCGCCTGCATGTCCTCGCGCGTCTTGTCGTCGAGATTCGCATCATCGATTCTCACGTCCTTCGTGTTCTGACTCAGCATCCGATAGACGTGCACCTTCTTCTTCACTTCTTCGATGTGGTAATACTCGGCGACGTAGATGACGTCCGGCGTGTACCAGTCGAACTCGGTCATTTTCTGGACCTTGCGGAACGTCGCCGGTTGACCCATCCCGGCATTGCCGAATGGATCGCTCGAATCGGTCTCGCCATAGGTGTCCTGGTATTCGTCGCGCGACATCGATGTGATGACCCAGCACCGCTTTGCGTCGCTCTTGTCGTAGCGCTTGCCGCCGAGATCCCAAAACACCGATGAGTCGGCATCATAGATCGGCTCGAACACGATCTTCTGCGAATCGTCGTCCTCGTCGTGTTCGTCGGTGTACTCGTTTCGCAAACGCCATGCGCCGAAACCGCCGGAGATGCCTTCCTCGAACGCGTTGTCATAGGCTTCCTGACCGCCCGAGCGTTGCTCATCACCGCGGTACATGCCTTCAAGCGTCTCGGACGTATGCTGATCCGCATCGTCGTCGTTCGGCTCGAACTTCACATCGATGCGATTCGCGCGGTACTCGTTGAAGATGCGCACGCAGGCCATGTGCAGTTTGTTCAGCTCGAAGCGCGGCTTGTTGTCGAATTGCAGGCGCAGTGCGTCTTCCCACTGCGCGCCGTCGACGAACACGAAGCGTCGATCTTGCAGGCACTTCAGGCGGATTTCTTGCTGGCTGCGATAGGCGTAGTCGAAATGCTTGAGCGACTCTTCGACGAGTGCGGCTTCGATTTCAGATTTGGGTCGAGTCATGATGTGCGAGTTCAATGAACGCCGCGTGCGCGGCAAAACCATCCTTGGCGGATGAAACTGAACTCGCGTGGAACTGCTCATTGCACATCCGATACGCGGCTACGAATGGCTGAATGGGATGAATCTTAGTTCAACTGGATCGCCGTTTCACCTTCTTCATCGATTGCTGGTACATGAACATCAGGTCTTGGCTAATCCGTTGGATCGAATAAGCCTCGAATTCTGAGCTCGGATGTTCCTCGCCCATACTTTCCCGGATGCTCTGAAAGACGTGAACAGCCTCGTGAACAAGAAGTGCCGCGATCGCGGTACCGGGACACTTTCTCAAACGCATCATGTCGATGCACACGATCGCGAGATCATCCCCTCCGCGCTTATGATCGAACCAGTGCATCGTCGCGGATTTTCCGGCGGTCACAAAAGCATTTGGCGACTTGATCTTTAGTCGGCGCATTTCCCGCAGATAGTCGCGCTCGTCAATGCATAGACCCAAATCGCATCGACGGCGCAGCAAAATGTCTGGCGCGTATTTCATCGTCTTCCCTGATTCCAATGATTGACCGTTCGCGGTATCTCCACGGGCGGCGCTTCTTTCTTCGGCTCTTTCATCGCGACCGCCATGTATCCGAATGCATCGGCCGCATGCGAGGACCAGTCATGCACGGGATCCTTGCTGAATTGCTTGGTGTCCGGATCGACGTCGTAGTGATAGCTGCGCAGTGCCTGAAGGCCCTCTTCGCATCGCTCGCCATCGATCCACAGCAATGGGAAAAGCAGGCGAGCCGCCTGAATGCGCGTCTCGATCGATGTCTTCGGCACGATCCGCACTTTGAATCCGGCATCCTTCAATTGCTGCGCCACTGTGCGCTTGGAAGCAAGCAACTCGTGCTCAGCATCATGCGGCAGCCAGCAATCGGCATAGACGTACCGCTTTCCTTGCAGGGCGTGCGCATACTCGCCGATGTGCTTGCCGGTTCCTTCCAGGTAATCGATGACGCGATACTCCATGTGCGCAAACTGAGCGAACCAGATCGCCGTCTTGTCGGCGCGGCCCAAGTCCCAGAACAGATGAACCGGCTTCGTCGGATCGTGCGGCACGCGCGTAATGCGATCAGTTGCTTCCCGAATCTCTTTGGCGTAGACCGCGCCGAGAATGGGCGATTCGAACGAGCACAGGAACTCCTGCTCGAAGAGCGCGTTGCCCATCGTCTCGCCGAAGTCGGCAACGTATTCGGCGCGCAGCCGATCGAGTTGCTCCGCGTCGTATTGGCCGGTCTGGTTGGCCGTCAGGATTTGCGCGAAAGCCTGCTCGTCGCGCGAGGCATTCTGATAGGTCGTGTATGCGTGGTTCTTGCCGCGCGGCGTGGTGATGAAGATTTGCCAGCCGCCGTTTTCAGCCAGGATCGGACGCAGATAGGCCTTCGCGGAAGGATTCGACAATGCCCATTCCGAATAGACGATGCCGACCGGCGGCGCGCCGACCATCGAGTTGTAATTGTCGGATCCCACCACTTGCCATGTCGAGCCATTGACGAACTCGATGTACATCTCCTGATCGTTCTTGCGTGCGCGGATCGCATCCGGAAACGCCTCGTCGATCCGCTTGCGGCCCGTGTGCGGGTTCACCGCGTTCCAGATCGCCTTGCGTGCCTGCGATGCCATCGGCAGCATGTGCCAGTACGTACCGACGCGCTCGAACGCCGACACGGCCGTTCGATGCAGCGCGATATCGTCCTTGCCGGCACGGCGACACCAGATCAATTCGGCGTGCTTGCCACCCCGTTCGAGGTAGTCCCAAGCCGGCCGCTGATAGGTGCGAGGCTGCCAGTTATTCGGCAGGCGGATCTTCATCGACCTCCCCGAAGCGCACGATCTGGACCGTAAGCGGTTCGCCGCCGGGCCCACTGAGTTGCGTATCGCGCCTGTCGCGCCATCCCATCCGATTCTTCAGCCAGAAGATGAGCATGGTCGAATCGCCTTCCACGCATCGCTCGAAGGCGCGTCCGATTACCTTCGCATCCGCATGCTTGTTGCCGATCGCAATCGCCTCGGCGAACTCCGGATGCGCCTTCTTCCAGTTCTTGATCGTGCGGCCGGTCACGCCGAGCAGCGGCCCGATCTCTTCGATCGTCGCGCCGAGCAGCGCGTAGTTGCGCGCGAGCTCGGCGTATTCCGGCTTGTACGACGATGCGCGCGGCCGGAGGTTTTCCATTCCCTTGTGCACAGCCATGCTCACGACTCCTTCGGCAACTCGCGAGTTTTTTCGGCCAAGATGCGCCTCTCTTCGCTTTCGAAATGACTGCAAGCGAGTGGACGAAATCTGAGAAGTTGCTCAGTCGCCGTTCCTCGCTCATCGGAAGAGGTGAACGTTGCCCAGAGGACCCGCTGTTGGCCGTCGATCATCGTGTCATAACGCGCATTGATGCGCGCCCCAAGCGGCACGAAATACGGATCGAGCATATGCGTCTCTACGATGTTTCCCAGCACCTCGACAACGCTTCCCATTGGAATTTCAGGCAGTTCCATGATTACTTGCTCCCCATCTTCCGAAACGTCTTCGCCAACCGCGCGCGCTCACCTTCCTTGCCGCCTTTCTTCGCCGCGGCGTCGAGCTTCTTCTCGGGGATCTTCTCGCCCTTCTTGACGCCCAGTTCCTTGCGCAGTGCGCCGGGATGCTTCACCGAGCCCTGAATCCACTTCTTCTCTGCCATTTCGTTCCCCTCGAAAGAAGCGCGGCGCATAGCCGCGCGGCCCAATCACTTGAAGAGCGCTTCGAGCTTGTCCAACTCCGCGTGCAGATGCCTCATCGATCCAGTCTCGAACGTCCACAGGAACGCGCGCAGCTTGCCGATGCTCTTGAACGCCTCAACCGCCGAATCGAAATCGATGCCCATCCGCATGTCGGCGCTTGACGATGCAGGCAGTGCAGACGATAGCGTGTCGCTTGCGGAGCTGACGGCCGCAGGCGACGCAGCGACGTTTGGGCCGGCATCAACCTCGTATAGATGGAGGCTGATTCCTCCGATGATGTCGAGACGGCTTGGACTTTTCCCCGCTTCATCCTCGCCCATGGATGAAGATGTCATTGAGATCGTTGGCGATGTCTCGACAGAGGGAATCCCATTCCTCTCTGCCGAGAAGACGTTTCCCGCTTCACCAGAGGCCGGAGTCATATTTGCATCCGACTGCGTACCAAGGACAGGCGCATGGTCTTGGCAACGCACATCGGTAGGGTTTTCGGTGGCCCCGCCAGCCTCCCCGATCTGGTTGATTTGCAGCGGTGTGGCTCCGGCTTGAATCGCAGACAGTTGTTCCAGCGACCAGTTCGGATTGACGTCCGTGAATATAAGCGGCGTTCCGTCCGGATGTACAACGCCCTCGACAGTGGCTTCGTCGCCGGGCTGCATGCTGCTCGGTGCTGCTTCGTTTGTGTCGGTCATGAACCGCTCCTATGCGAGTTGCTCTTCGGTTTCGGGCTCATCGAGCATTTCGATCACACGCCCGCGGTGGTTCTTCGGCGCGGCGACGGCTCCTAGCGCGACGAGGAAGGGGTTAGCATCCGGCTTCGTACTCCACTTTCCACTGATGGGCTTAGGCGCATCGATTCCTCCGCCGAGCGCCCATTTCGCAGCAGGCTTGCTCATCGTCGTTCGCCATGCCTCGACGTGCACGTACTTGCCGCGACGTTCCTTGAGCCGCTTATAGATCAGCGCCTCGGTGCGCCCCGTGATCGACGCAATCTCGGGCACTTCGAGCGGATGATCGGATGCCTGCAGCGCTTCGAGGATCTCGTCCCATGAATCGTTCTGGCGGAAGTACTTCCATCCGATCGGGCGCTTCCATCCCTCCCGGCATGCCATGCGATTTACCGCATCGCGCGTTCTTCCGACTTTCGAAGCGATGAATCGAGGACAGAGACCATCCTCGTAGAGCCCCTTCGCGGTCGCTATCTCGCGCGTCGTCCATTCATGCGTGTACATCGATCGTCTCCCCGATCCTCAGAGCATCGTCCTGATGGCAAAACGCGCAATCAGCAGCGCATCTGCCCGTCCGTCATGTCGCTCAAGCGGGCATAGCTCACGCCCGAACATCTCGCGCGCGATGCGCAGCGACTGCTTCTTTGTCGACTCGACCCGCGTAGCGATCCCATAGAACGCCTGCCACTCCTTCGGCGAGACATGGGTAATGGGAAGACGCGCGAGCTCGCATACCGTCCTCACCACGGCCTTCGTCGCGGCCAGCGACGCCATCGTCGCGGTCGAGCCGAGCTTGCCGCCGCCGATGAACGCGTTCAGATCCTCCATCACCACGACTCCGCTCTCGCCGGCCGGCACGAGCTTGCGCAACTCATTGCGCAGCGCAAGCGGGTCGACCTCGTTGCGGATCTTGCCGCCGCGGGTCGCCGGCCGGATCGGCATGTCGATCACGTGCGCGAAGTCGCTGGCGGTGAGCGTGGCGATGGCGCCATGGATGCCTGGATCGATCCCCACGATGATCATTGCGCCTCCGGATTTTGGGCAGGAAAGAATGGGGGAAATATCGCGACGGATGCGCAGTTCATGCGACCTCCCAAAGCGGCTTACCGGCGGCGCGATAGCCTTCGACGATGGCCTCTCGGATGATCCGATAGCTTTCGCGCAGCTCCGGATCGGTGCAGTTCTCGACCACGCGCCGCCCAGCCGGAGACGAGATCGCATCGGTTGCGCAGCGCACGACCTCATGCGTCAGCGGCAAGCCGGAACGCGAAGTGCCACGCATCAGCAGCTTGTAGGGCCATTCGGCGGTGATTTCGCGCGGTCGCATCAGCGGTGCGATGACTTCACGCATCCGGCGCAGGTTCGCCTCGACCACCTCCGGCGATGCGCGCGTCTGATCCGTCAAAGCCTCGGCGCGGGGCATCTCATGCAACCGCATCTGCTTGCAGAGCCCGTAAAACTCGGGCAGCGATGGCGGGAACTTGAGCGTCAGCAACGAATCGACGCCCGCTTTCAGCTCGCTCGTGGACAGCTTGCGCAGCCCGCGCGCCCACTCGATCTTCACGCCGCGCAGGTCGTCCTGCGGCCATTTTTCGAGGAACGCGTTGCCCCACATGCGGCCCATGCGCTTGAAAAGCTCGTTGACCCAATGCTCGGGTACGCCATCTTGCGGCCAAAGTTCAGACGATGAGCTTGGCGTGTCCATCGATGACCTCTGCGGGTTGTGCGTCGGGTTGTTGCCGGGATGTGCTGCCGGTGAGCTCGGCCCAGCCGGCGCGGCGGCGTTCGTCGCGGGCATTGGCTGTCGGCGAAGCTCGTGGCGCGGCCATCGAAGCGAGAATGCGATCGACGTAGGCCGGCAGGAATGCGATCGACTCGGTAGCTTCGGCCTGCGCCTTGGCGACGGCCTCGTCCATGCGACGTCGGGTGATGCCGGCCTTCGTCCATGCGGCGAACAGCGGGAACGCCTTAGCGCGCTGGTGGACGCTCGTGTGGTCGATTTCGACGCCGTGCCGTTCGGCGAAGTACCGGCACCATGCGGCGCTGTCGCAGGGCACGAGATCATCGTCGGTCGGGGCCTGATCGGTCGCGCGCGAAGGTGTACCGATAACGACGGTAGTACCTACGGTTTTATCCTTTCCCTTCCCTTCCCTTCCCTTCCCTTCCGTCAGTGAAGACTCAGTGAGTGGTGTAGGAGTACTACCTGATTCTGGCGTCGGGAGACCAGTTTTTGATGGGCGATTGATCACCTGATGATCGCTGAAACCCTTGATATGCAAGTACTTCTCGCCATTTACTTCGTACTCACTGAGTAATCCGTGAGTGAGCAGTGATTGAATAATTGGTTCGCAATCAATCGCATCGGCCGGAAAGATTTGCATCTTCAGTTTTTTAGCCGAGCGCTGAAGATTTCCGTTGTCGTCGGCGAAATTCCATGAGCCGATGAAGAAGAGCCGAGCCTCAAATGACAGCTCGACAATCTTCTCGTCGGTCCAGAAATCGGGTTTGATTGTGCGAATGCGGGCCATGTCAATATTTCGCGTCGGTGAGAGGATTCGGGAGTTCGGTCATCCGATCAGCCCTCCACACGCTTTGATCCACGCGACAGCCGCTTCCGCGTTGATCGCGTTGCCGTAGGCGCGCAGTCGTCCCACTCGCGAGGGAGCCCCATGAGCCAACGGGAATGTGCCGGGTTCAACTGGCCGCCACTTTCCATCCCGGCAGAGGAGCCAGTCAGCAGCTCGCCAGAAGCCGTTAGTCGGGCCGGCTGGCTCGATTCGCTCGAAGCCGTCAGGCATGCCATCGCCGCCAGATCGGGGCCGCGAGAGCGCATCGCTTCGCGAATACCGCCCTCCGTCGAGCGCACGCCCTTGTCGGCGAGCGCCGCCGTCGGCGTCGGCCATCCAGTACGCCCGGTCGCGGATGTGCGAGGCACCGACGCCCGCAGACGGAAACGGGACACACCCATAGGCGTAGTCCAACGCTTCCATGTCAGCATGAACAAGGTCGATCCAAGGGTCGACAGCCGAGCTCGCAACCTGCTCTCCAAGGATGATTGCAGGGAGGCGCTCGCCGATGAGCCAGTACCACGCAGGCCATAGGTGCCGCTCGTCATCAAACCCAAGTCCTTTGCCTGCCGCGCTGAAAGGTTGGCACGGACAGGAACCGGTCCAAACAGGTCGATCGTCGGGCCAGCCGGCGCGACGAAGCGCGTAGGACCAGACGCCGACGCCGGCGAAGAAATGGCACTGGGTGTAGCCGCGCAGGTCGTCGGGGTGCACGTCGCGAATGTCGCGCTCGTCGACGTCACCAGCCGCAATGTGGCCGGCCGCGATGAGGTTTCGCAGCCATGCGGCGGCGACTGGATCGTGCTCGTTGTAGTAGGCGCCATTCACGCACGCTCCCATACCGACCATCAGAACAACGCATAGAGAGCACCGCCCATCCCAATCCACGCGAGAGTGGTCCTCGCCATCGAGCTCATGCAGGTACCTCGTCGTGAGCGTCATCGGTCATCCGATGTCGAACGGTCCATTGATTCTCGTGCCGCCCCGGTTTGCATCTGAGAGTCATGTGCGCCTCCTTTCACCGAGCAGAAGAAACGCAGAGCCGATGAAATCGGCATTCAGTTCTTCCCCGCGAGCCTTGTGCAATTTCATGGTCTTTCATGGTTTCGCTGCGTCACCCGAGCCTGTCCGCCGGTCTTCCCACGACAGTTGTTCGACGTTCTCGAGCTGATTGAGATGGTCGCGCGCGAGCTCCATCAAGATCGCGACTTTGCGCGGAGGAAAGCACTGCATTTCCACCGGCACGAGCTTCAAGCCGGCCGCGGCCAGCACCTGACATGCGCGTTCAAGATCGTCCGAAACGAAGCGCGAAATCGTCGGCGGTGAAACGCCGATTTCTAGGGCAATCGTGTTCTGCCCGATCGCTGAAATTCGCTGCATTGCGATCGACACGAACTTGCGTGCGCGTTCGGAAATCAAGGGCGAAACTGTGCTCATGGCGGACCTCCCGCACGATCTGCGGTGACGCGCAAGCACAGAGGTGCGCAGCAGCAGCCGCGAATGGAAGTGATGCCCGCGCAAATGCGGCGGGCGCCCGGAAAGAAGGAGTCTCCAGTCATGCCAGAATTGCGTACCCCTACGTCAATGACTTTCATGAAAGGAGAGTCCCATGAGCAGAAAAAATCCCGCGCCTATGCCCGAAAAGGGCGACGCAGAAGTGATCGCAACGCTGCAGCGGCAGCTCGTGGCCATGCAAATGCGCCTCTCCGTGCAGAGTGCAGCGCTTCATGCGATTGCACGGACGCATCCGGAACCGGATGCAGCTCTAAAAGACTTTCGTGGGTATGTCGAAAGAGTTCTTGCAATGCCGGACTCAAATCCGGCCGCTCACCATGGAACTGCGGCTGCGTCGGCAGAAGCGAATTCGGTGATCGAGGCGCTGCGGGCGAACCCGAATTTCCGGGGGAGCCGCCGCGGCGGCTAGAGGCACCGCTGCGAATACTGGGCTTGCGCATGCGGCGATGTGTCATGCAGGTTCTCCGGCTTCAGATGGCGAAGAGGTCTGATTAGTGAGTTCGGGCCAGATACGGAACCAGTCGTTGGGCCGCAACTCCCGACGACTCACCTCGCCGTCGGTGACGCGCTCGATTTCGCTGCAATGCTCGGGACGAATGACGCCAGTCGTCAGCCAATTCGAAACGGTTTGCTGCGTCACGCCAACAGCCTTAGCGAGCGACGCTTGGGAAGTCGCGATCGCGATGGCGCGCTCGATGTGCTCTTTCGTCATGGTTTGCTCGCGGTTCGTCTACAAACACGTTTGTAGCACGCTACAAGCCAATTTGCAAATGGCTTCTACAAAATGCCTTGTATGAACACATACGCCGAGCGCCTGGCATGGGCGATGAAGTGCCGAGGACTATCTCCTCAGACCGATCAATCGTTGCTCGCCAAGCGCGTGGGAGCCCCATGCAAACCACAAAACATTCAGCACTTGCTCGATCCGAACAAGAACGCAAAATCGAGCAAGTACACTCCACGGATCGCCGACATTTTGCGCTGCGACGTGCTATGGCTTGCCGAAGGCACTGGCAAGCGACCTGATCCCGACCCAGATATAGATGGAATCTATGGGAACTCGCCCGCCGCGCAGAAAGACGACGGAGAGGCGTTAGAAAAAATGGGCGAGAAAATTGGGGTAAACGATAATCAACGAAATGGCAGCGGTTCCGCTAATGTAAATCTGCACCAATTAGAGGATTTTTTTGAGGAGATGAAATCTGCCTGGAATAATGGATCGGTAACGGAAATTCGGCTTTCACTTATGAAAGGGCTGCTCCAAGAATGGAATTCCGGAATTATGGGTAGCCTAAAAGACCAAAGGCTTGCTACGCGAGGCGGCAATGTCAAGAAGGCAACAAAACGAGGAAAAACAGGCGCAAAGTAATGTAATCAACATCAGCCAGTACAAGCGCGACAGAGGATCGCGCAACGCAACTTCGCAACCTCCAAATGTCAGGGTCGAGGCGCATCTATTCATCGATGTATGCTCGAATGGCGAAACAAGATTCGGCATAGTGGGGGAAGAAAAATTATATGCTATGAGTCTATTGGAACCTATCCTAATATTAGGAAGGCAATTGACGCGCATAGCGACTGAGTAGGGGAACCATATGGGAATAATTTACCATTTATTTAGGTGGATGTTTATATCAGGATGCATTTTAATGCTGATGCTCATTTGTGGCTTCCAAAAATGGGAATCGATATTAATATTTCTTCTCATTGTTGAGATCGTATGGACTATTTGGGCGTGTGTTAGCTTACTTAATTGGATGAAATCCAAGATTAGGTAGCACAAAAATGGTGACATTATGAAAAAAATAACGCTTATCATTTTGTTGGCCTATTCGACCTATGTGCGCGCCGATTGCGTCTACAACCTGCAATCGGCAACAATGGTTCGCATTCTTGACTACCATGCACTTGTGATCTATGGAGGGGGTGCGGGCTACACGCTTATCAAGACGCTGACCCCACTATCACCCGGAATGCCTCTCGCTGTCGGTAGCGATTCTTTCTGTGACTATGCGTCAAACGCATTGTTCTCTGGCTCGATGCCGATCGACATCCAATCAGTGAAACACCTAAACTGACCCAGCCGTTCACTCTGCCGCCCTGCGCGGCTTTTTTTCGGGCTCGCCTACAAAAATACTTGTAATAACTCTTGCGTTTCTACAAGCGCGTTTGTAGACTTGTCTCACGATCACAGCAACCGCGGCATCACACCGTGAGGCAAGCATGGAAAAGGAACGCAGTTGGACGACCGGCAAGGAACTCGAATTCATCGAGTACCTGGCTGCCAAGAGAGACGCCGTAGCCCTCCTGTCGGGCTACCTGACCGGTATGCACTACCGCACCGACTTCGGCGACATGGACCCGAACCAGGTGTTGCGCTTTGCATGCGACAGGCTGGCCGCATGCCAGCGCCGCGCGGCGTGACCGGACGTTGATCGTGAACGCCCTGCTTGACCCGACCGAATCGCTTGAGCTGGCGATTCTGCGCGGCCTTCTTCCCCATCAGCTCGCGGATGAGATCGATGAACTGTCTCCTAACGAGTGGCGCGACCTCAAGGAACTGTTCGCGCGTCCCGAATCGGCCGAGCAAGCAACCGCGGTCGAGAGGATCGTACGTCGCCTGTTCGAAGCTGCGGTTGCCAGGGAGCGCGACGCATTCTTCGCGGCGCACGCGGATCGTGCCAATCGAAACGTGCGCCTCTTTGACAAGGTGTGAGATGGACATGACGAATTTTCTTCTCGGGCTCGTGGCTGGCGGCGTGACGGTGATGGGCATCGTGGCAGCCGTAGCGGCGCATGTCATCGGAGCCAGCGAGGAACAGGCTTTCGACAACCAGGACAGGAGTGAATCATGAGCCTCGCCGCCCAAGACCTGCTTGAACTGATGCGTCTCGCCCAAGGCGGAGCGGGCGCGCTGACTGAGCATCTGCTGCGTGAAGTGGCGCTCAATCTGATCGGCGTCGGCGTCGCTGATGAGCGCGGTGGTTGCTAGCTAATTACGAAGGGTAATGAAATGGATCGTGGTAATCGGAGCTACGAAGTATGCATTGGGAAACCACGTTGCCGGTTATGCGGGCGAGTCGTCAAGCCAAGCGACATGGTGCGATTGAATGGAGCGAATCCGGCGCATCGCCAGTGCGCAATGCAGGAGGGGCGCAGCTTCACGGAAGGCGCGGCGATTCACAAAATTCGATCAGATGCCTGACCAACTCCGCCCGCCACGACGCTGAACCACAACCCAAAACCGAGAACCATCATGAACATCAAAATCCTGAATCAGTGGACGCTGAAAGTCATTTTCGAATGCGAAGCCGATTCGATGAGAGCGGCTATCGAATTGGCCTATACGCAAAACATCGACCTGAGCGGCGCGAACCTGAGCGGCGCGAACCTGAGCGACGCGTACCTGAGCGGCGCGAACCTGAGCGACGCGAACCTGAGCGGCGCGAACCTGAGCGACGCGAACCTGAGCGGCGCGAACCTGAGCGGCGCGAACCTGAGCGACGCGTACCTGAGCGGCGCGAACCTGAGCGGCGCGAACCTGAGCGGCGCGAACCTGAGCGACGCGTACCTGAGCGACGCGAACCTGAGCGACGTTCCGAAAATCCCCAATATCCACCAAGCAGTTCACGGCGCTGCATCGCAGCCAGGAGCGCTCAACATGGGTGACTGGCACAGCTCATGCGGCACATCGCACTGTCGCGCCGGGTGGGTCGTGACACTGGCCGGAGAAGGCGGAAAGGCTCTCGAACGGGCGATGGGAACGGCGACGGCGGCCACCCTCATTTACCTCGCAAGTGATCCCGAGCGCTGGAAGATCGAGCGCTTGCCGAACTTCTATTGCGGCAACGATGAAGCCCTCGATGACATGAAGCGCATGGCCGAAGAGGAATTCAAGGCGCAAATCGCTTGAACGAGACGGCACGCCGATAAGGAACCACCATGCAACACGATCTTCTTTCCAGCCTGAAAGACGCCTACGACGAAGCGCGCAGCCATGCGAACCGTCACGGCATGGACATTGCGGCGCAGGCGATCAGCTATGCGATGTCGGGCGAGCGCGAGCTTGCTGCGAATCTTGCCGAGCGCGAAGGGTTGATTGCGCGGGAGGAATGCTGAGATGAGCCGCCATCGCGACAACGCGCCAATCGGCCACACGTGCCCGGAAATCGATAACGTCATTGGCATGTTAGATGCCGTAGCAGACCGAATCGATGCGTTAAACGAGAAAATCGACTGCAAGGCACTCGGCGATATTTTCAACGATTTTTGGGAGCAGGCTAAATATTTGCGCTCACTTTTTAATGGGCGTAATTCCGAATTGGAAAAACTCCGGTCGGCCAATGACTTGCTTCGGGCATGGGGAAACGAAGAGCACAACCGTGCAAATGATGCCGAAGAAGAATGAAAGCGACTCAAATCTCGAATTGAAGAATTGGAGAGTGTGTGATGCGCGCCGCAAACGACAACGATCTGCTGCTCGCCGCCTGCGAGCGCGCGCACCGTGCGCTGACGATCGGCGCTGCGGTGGGGCTGTTTGCGCTTGTTGGAGCGGGTTGGTATCTGCTCATTGGAGTAGTGGCATGAACACACCCTTCGATTACCTCGGCGCTCTGCTCGACCGCATCTACGCGCGCAGCCCTGTCGCCGCATACATCGTCGCGACGCTAATCGCAGCGGCTTGCGCGTTTGCGCTGGCCTATCTCAATGCGGATGGATCGACCATCGCATCAACCTAAAGAAGGGAATCATGAGCCAGAAGCAAATCACTGAGCTGACCGTCGTCGTGCGCGCGGCCTCCGCGCTGACGTCGGTCGAACGCGAAACGTCTCTGCGCGAACTTGTCGCGAAGTCGGCCGATATGGTCGACATCAAGAACGCCGCGGCGCGCGATCAGGTGCATGGTGCCGCGATGGCGCTCCGCGCGGCACGTACCGACATCCAGAAGGCGGCGAAGGCGGCGCGCGACGATGCAAACGCTTTCTCGAAGGCGGTCATCGCCGAAGAGAAACGACTGATCGCCATCACCGAACCCGAGGAAAGCCGCCTGATCGCGATTCGCGATGTATGGGACGAGGCGCGCGAGGCGGAGAAGCGCGCGAAGGTCGAAGCCGAGCAGCGACGCATCGCGGCTATCCGAGAGCACATCGACGACATCCGCGCGATCGCGGTACGCCGCGCAGTAGGTCGCTCGGCCGCTGAGATCCAGGTCGAAATCGAGGATCTGGCCGCATTGCAGATCGATCTACCGCGTTTCGCGGAGCTGACCGGAGAGGCCGAGGTCGTGCGTGGCACGACTCTCGAGAAGCTGAAAGAGCTGCACGCAGCGGCTGTCGCACACGAAGCCGAACAGGCCCGTCTCGCCGACGAGCGCGCCGCGCTGGAACGCGAACGCGCCGCGTTGGCCGAGCAGCAGCGGCAGGAAGCCGAAGCGCGGGCCGCGCGCGAGCGCGAGGAAGCTGCTGCGCGTGCCGAGCAGGCGCGCATCGATCGCGAGCGTCGTGAGGCCGAGGAAGCCGCGCGCCGCGCGCAGCAGGAGCGCGAGGACGCGGAACGCCGGGCCGTGATCGCCGCCGAGGAAAAGCGCCTCGCGGCAGAGCGTGCGGAGATGGCGCGCCGTCAGGCCGAACTAGATCGCGCGGAGCGCGAGCAGCGGGAGCGCGAGGAAGCAGCTGCCGCCGCCGCGCGTGCTGAAGAGGAGCATCGCGCGCGAGAGGCTCGTGAGTGCGAAGAGGCAGCCGCTCGCGAGCAGGCAAAGCGCGATCGCGAGGATTTCATCGTGCAAGGCCCGGGGCTCGACGCGCTCGTCGACGTAATCGGTGCCCACTACAACGTCGAGTCGGCAACGGTCCTCCACTGGCTGTTCATCTACGACATCCCCGCAGTAACTGTACCTGCAACCGCCTGACCACTCACTACACGGGACCAAGTCTCCCGTACATGGAGAATCTGCAATGTCCGAAATGAATCGCCTTGGCTTCATCGGCGGCAGCGACGTTGCCGCCATCCTTGGTGTAAGCCCGTGGAAAACGCCGCACGAACTGTGGCTTCAGAAGACGGGCCGCGCGCCGCGCGAAGAAGTCACGCCTGAGCAACAAAAGCGCTTCGACCGTGGTCACCGCCTGGAGCCGGTCGTGCTGCAAATGCTCATCGATCGCCTCGAGGATGAAGGGATCGAAGTCGAGCTCATGCGCACGAACAAGCGCTACACCGATGCCGAACATCCCTTTTTGGCGTGTGAGATCGACTTCGAGCTGCGCGTGACAGGCGAAATCGAAATCGCCGGCGAACTGGTCCAGTTCTCGGGCGAGCATATCAATGGCGACTGCAAGACGGTGCACCCGTTCGCTGCGAAGAAGTGGGGCGAAGAAGGAACCGACGAAGTGCCGATCGATTACGCCGCGCAGTTCATGCACGGCCTCGGCATCACTGGCCGTGACTTCTGCATCGTGGCAACCCTCATCGGCATGGACGACCTGCTCATTTATTGGGTGAAGCGCGACCAAGAAACCATCGACGGTATTCGCAGCCACGTCGTGGAATTCTGGAACGAATGCGTGCTCGCCGACGTGGCGCCCGACCCGATCGACTTCGACGACTGCAAGGCGATCTACGCGAAGAGCAACGGCGGCTCAATCGAAGCAAACACCGAGATCCGCGACGCAGTGTTCAACCTGATCGACGTGAAAGCCAAGATCAAGATCCTAGAAGCGTCCGAAGAGGAATTGAGCTATCGCATCACGGCGTATATGCAGCCCAACGCGGTTCTCACGGCCGGTGGCAACACGATCGCCACGTGGAAGAACCAGAACGATACGCGCATCGACCAGAAGCTGCTGAAGGATGACGCACCCGAGGTCTACGCGAAGTACTCGCGTACGAAGGAAATCCGCGTGCTGCGTCTTTCGAAGATCAAGTAACCCGGCGCGCCGACGAACGCAATCCACTTACACCCTATCCGGAGTCCATACTACATGAGCACCGCCCAACTGAAGCAAGTCGCAACCGGCAAGAAAGACAATCCGGTTGCTTCGTTCAGCAGCTTCCTCGACAAGTTCAAGCCGCAGATGGCGCTCGCGCTGCCGAAGCACCTGACGGCGGATCGCATGGCGCGCCTCGCCGTGACCGCGTTCAGCTCGACGCCGAAGCTGCAGGAGTGCGAGCCGAAGACGATCGTCGCCGGAATCATGACGGCCGCGACGCTCGGCCTCGAGATCGGCGTCGACGGTCAAGGCTTCCTCGTGCCGTACGGCCGCACGTGCCAGTTCGTGCCGGGCTGGAAAGGTCTCGTCGACCTGGTGTCGCGTAGCGGCCGCGCAACCGTCTGGACGGGCGCTGTATTCGAGGGCGACGAGTTCGACTATGCCCTCGGCGATTCGCCGTTCATTCGCCATCGCCCGGGCGAAGAGAACGATCCGGACAAGATCACGCACGTGTATGCAGTCGGCCGCGTGAACGGTTCGGACTACCCGGTGATCGAAGTCTGGACCATTAGGAAGGTCTGGAAGCACCGTGACAAGTACAACAAGGTCGGCGCGAAGCACTACAGCTTCCGCGACCCGGAAATGTACGCGCGCAAAGTGCCGCTGCTGCAGGTGCTCAAGTACATGCCGAAATCGATCGAACTACAGAATGCAATGGCGATCGCGAACGCAGCCGATAACGGCCATCACGCCGTCATCGACGGAAACTTCGTCACGGTCACCGATCCGGATACCGGCGCGACGGTCGATCCATCGACTGGCGAACTCACTGACCAGCGTGCGCAGCAGTCCGACATGACGCTGCCCGCCTACGACGACCTGCTCGGCCAGATCCAGAAAGCAGACGACGTCGAGGTACTGGCGCTCGTGATGGACAGCGCACGCGATCTCCCTGCCGATCAGCTCACGAAGCTGAAACAGGCATACGAAGATCGCAAAGAAGTCCTGATGTGAGCCTGAGCCATGAAACCCATCCTCTTCTACGACACCGAAACGAACGGCCTGCCGCTGTGGAACGAGCCATCCAACCATCCTAGCCAACCGCACATCACGCAACTTGCGGCCGAGCTTTTCGATGCCGATAGTGGACGCACACTCGCGTTCATGGATCTGATGATCCGACCGGAAGATTGGACGATTCCGGAGGAGCTTGAGCAGCTCACCGGAATCACGAACGATCTCGCACATCGCTTCGGCCATTCGCTGAATCATGCGCTCGGCACGTTCATCTGCATGTGGTCGGAAGCCGAGCTGCGCGTCGCGCACAACGAATCGTTCGACCAACGTCTCGTGCGCATTGCCGCGATGCGCGCGCTCGGCGCGGACCACGGTTTCCACGAGGACTGGAAGAAGGGAGCCGTCTTCTGCACGCAGACGAACAGCACGAAGATTCTGAATCTGCCGCCGACCGAGAAGATGGTGCGTGCAGGCCGCAACCATGCGAAGTCGCCGAACCTCGCCGAAGCCTACGAATTTTTCACCGGCAAAAAACTCGAGGGCGCACATAACGCCGCGGTAGATCTGGCGGCATGCAAGGCCGTCTACTTCGGCATCCAAACTCATCATGAAGCGATGGCCTCGTGACCATCGATTCGCCAACCTGATAAGCACCTCACTGCTTGCGCGCCTTTTGGAGAGAACCGAATGACCAACACCAAATACGAAAAGCTCGATGCGCTGATCCTCTCGAAGATCGGCGTCGCCCCGATCAAATTCGCATCGATACACAGTGGCGATATCGAAGACGAGAGCAACCGAATCGTCTCGGAACAAGGCCCTCACTCGTTATATGGTTTCACCGATCCATGGCGCATCGTCGATCGCCGCCTTCAGTCGCTTCGCAAGGCCGGAAAGATCCGCTCGACACCGAAGGGATGGGTTCGGACGGCACCACAAAAGCCGTAGCAATTTATTCCGGATTTATTCCAAGGAGAAATCATGTTTGCTGTACAAAACACACTCGCCAAGATCGTCTCCGTGACGAACGTGAGCGAAAAGCATGGCGCGGAGCGTAGGCCGGCAATCTCGATCGGACTGCATGTCGTTATGAGCAGTGATGTGCTCGGCGATTTTGATCCGGCGTTGCGCGGGATGCTCTATCGCAAACCGCAGCCGAAGCCGGGCGAGCTGCCAATGGAGCACGATGGCCTGACCGAGCTGCGCTTCCCGTTCATGCGCAATCTCGCATGGGACAAGAAATATCCGGGCTATCTGCTGCGTTTCCACATCGGCGCGAGCGGCGCCGAAGATGTGCTGCTCGCCGAGTGCGAGCTGAAGGACATCCGTTTCACCGTGCAGGAAGGCGGCTCTGTCGGCGTGCATTTCAAGATCACCGCGCATCCCAAGGATGAGGTCGACCATGGGAAGATCGCGACGCGATTGCAGCAGGAAATCGGCATCACGCTCACGCCGCCCACCGATTACGTCGAGCCCGGCCTCTTCGGCGAGAAGGTGGGCGCAGATCACGAGTATCGACCGTTCGAAGGCTCCGATCTCGACGAGGAAGAAACCGAACAGTAACCCCCACCCGCGCACGGCCCTCGGATAGCGCGGTTTTAGGGCGGCCAGCACGCGCGCCCGTTTTTTCGGAGTTCATGAGGCAGGAATGCGCAGGCTGATGCGCTAACTTGCAGGGCATCGCCGCCTACTGTGACAGATGGCGGGCTGTAGTGGGAGGCAGTCACCCACCCTGAAGAACCACATGCCGGAGATCGGCACCGGCCCTGCCTCATGAACTTCGATGGAGAACGAAACGTGAACGACAAAGCAAACGAAAAGAGCCGCGCTGATGCGTTGGCGCACCTTATGACCGCGTTCGATGTCCTGATCGACGGGTATCAGGAAGCATTGCAAGATGGGCCGCCGAAAGAGCGCGCCGATACGCGACGCGAATTGCGGCTCGCGTATCAGCAGGCGCTTATGGACGCCTCTGTCAATGAGACAGGGGCGGAGTGCCCGGAAAGAGTGGAGCCGCCACGCCACATAATTGATGCGGCAATGGATACCGCGCGCAAACAGTACGGTCATGGCGTAACACGTGCCAGCATCGTGGAAATTTGGAAAGCGCTAGGAAAACCGTGGTACGTGGCTGACGCACCTGCCGATGCGCGTCCGACCGACGACGCGCTATGGGATCAGACGGAGCGAGACAACCACCAAAAGTGGGCCGACAAGTTGGCGAACGCGATCGCCGATCACTTCAACGTTGACATCGGCGAGCACTCGAGCATGAACAACCCTTGGTCGGAAGCGTTCGATGCGATCTCGAACGCCGAGGTCAGCGCACCTGCCGATGCGGGAGAGGCGATGACGGACGCTGCGCGCGACGTGCTCGCCGAGCGCCGCCGGCAGGTCGAGGCAGAGGGCTGGACGCCGCAGCATGACGACGAGCACGACATGGGAGAAATGGCGCACGTCGCGGCGTGGTACTCGATCGATCCGATGATGCGTGATGCGCTCGACGAGCGCGGCTTGGGCTTCTGGCCGTGGGCGCAGGAATGGTGGAAGCCGACCACGCCGCGCCGCGATCTCGTGAAGGCCGGCGCGCTGATCCTCGCCGAGATCGAGCGCCTCGACCGCGCCGCCCGCACCCAAGGAGACTCCCATGAGTGAGCCGATTCTGTCGCGCGAGGAACTTCAGCATGCCGCCCGCGCCATGCTTATGGCGGTGTTGGGCGCTCCCCATGATATTGAGCGAAACTCAGTGAAAGTGCATTTCGACGCCGATAAAGAAGGGCACAACGCGCTCAATCAGATGTCTCGACGGATAGAAAGTGAGTTAAAGGCATTGCTGGAGAAGCTGCGCGGGGAGCCGCGGGCGTGGCTTGTCGAAGGCGGCCGAATGTTCCGCGACAGGGCATTTATTGACGAATGGAATGCCGACACGTCGCTAGCTGAGCGAAATGACGGCGCGCGCAAAATGCCCCTTTACACCCTCAAGGGCCAATCATGATGCGATCATGGGTGAGCATCCTGCCGCTCTTCATCGTTCGCCGATTGGCTCTTCGATACGGAGAACGCCTTGACTACCGATACGAAGGAAGAGTGAAACGCGTTTTCGTTCAGGCAACTTCAGATTGTTATTTCAAGATCATCGAAAAGACAAACGCCGCTATCGCCGCACCGGAGAAACAGAATGACTGACATCGACGTGAAAGAGCTTCGGAAATGGGCGAATCGGTGTTCTGGATATCGTTTTATGGAAATTGATTCGAAAATCATCCTAACCCTTCTCGACCGCCTCGACTCCTACGAATGCATCCGCGAAGAGATGCAGCGGTATATGGCGGTGCAGGCGGAAGAGTTGGAGAAAGCGAAGACATCAAACCAAGCGAACCAGAAGTTAGCGCACGTCTGTACGTTTATCGACGCTCTTAAAATTGCTGATGATGTTTTCGAGCAGTATCGACAAGATCAGCCGAAGTGGTGGAGACGCATGGACGGGACACCGATTTTGAATGATGTGGCCGTGCGTATGGCCGAAGCATATATCGGCTTACTATCAAATTTCGAACACGAGAAACGAGATGGACGCTAAAAAACTGACACCATGGTTTCCGCCGGAGGTTAAGCCGGTGCATGTTGGGTGGTATGAACGCCAGCACCTGGCGGGATTTTTCCATTTTTTCACTTGGTGGAATGGGGAGTATTTTCAGTGTTCGGAAGACGAACCGGACTGCGCCTTTTGCCAAAATCAGCCATGGCGCGGCCTAGCCGAACCTCCGCGGGGGAAGTGAGATGGCCCAGGTAACGAACGACGAGCTTGTCACGCTCACTGGCGGCCTGAAGCAAGGCGCGGCCCAGATTCGCTGGATCGAGCGCAACCTCGGCATCAAATGCCCGAGGAAGGCAGACGGCCACCCGTTCCTGACTTGGGAACAGGTGAATCGGCCGCCCGAATTGACGATCAGCAAAAGCTCGATCAACTGGCAAACGACGCCATGAAGCGCAAGAAGAATATCCTGCGCGATGGCTTGCTTCCTCGCATGGAGGCAATCCAGCGCAAAAAGGGAATCAGCTATCGCTATCACCCAGTCGGCGGAAAGCCGATCGGCCTCGGGATGGACAAGATCGCGGCGATTCGCAAAGTGCTCGACATCATCGGCGCTGCGGGCGATGCAGGAACGATCGGCAAACTATGGAGGGAGTTTCAGCAAACCGACCGCTGGAAGCGCTATGCGCCAGACACGCGCAAGGATTACGAGCAATGCGCCGGGCCGCTTCTGCTGCGATTCGAGAACGCGCGCGCTGCGGATATCGAGGCGCCGGACATCGCGCGCTATCTCCGGATCGAGCGAAGGGATGCGCCGGTGCGCGCGAACCGCGAAATCGCCCTGCTCTCGAATCTGATTGGCTTGGCGATCGAGTTCGGTGAGGCAAAAATGAACCCTTGCCGAGAGGTCCGGCGCAACGAAGAGCAGCCGCGCACCGAAGCACCGGATCAAGAGGACTTCATCGCGTTCTCGAGTTGGCTTGCAAAGCAGGGAGGTCAGCGTGCAGTGATGGGCATGGCGGCCGAGTATGCCGCGCTTGCCGGCAATCGCAAGATCGAATTCCTAGATCTGAGCTGGCCCCAGGTGGACCTAGAGGCCGGCCATATCCGTGTCAAGCGTGCGAAGCAGCGCGGCAAGCGCCGCGGCGAAGTGATCGAGCAGATCGAGATTACGGATCCGCTGCGAGCCCTCCTGGATCGTCTCGCGGCGCTCCGCGGCGACAGGGAATGCCTGTACGTGTTCACGAACCGCTTCGGTACGCACTACACGCGCGGCGGATTCAAGGCATTTTGGGGAAAGCTGATGGTCGAGGCGATCGAGAAACAGGTGATCGCGCGCCGCTTCACTTTCCACGATCTTCGGGCCTACCATGCCACCCAACACAAGGCGCAGCGCGGCACGCTACCCGACCTGCATTCGAATCCTCAGACCACCGCTAGGGTGTACGACCGCACGAAGATCGTGAAGCGGAAGGCGCTGTAAATTCCATTTTGTGGAATTTCAGCACTGTTCATCCGAACAGTAACTTCGCCAAGTGTTTGATTTTATTGGGGTGGCTGATGGGACTCGAACCCACGACGACAGGAATCACAATCCTGGACTCTACCAACTGAGCTACAGCCACCACTATTTTTTTCTCCGTTTGATCCGCAGCAGCAGGCTCACCAACGAAGAAGCGAGATTATACAAAGGCCGTTTAACTTTGCAAAGCCTTTTTTTCCAAAAATTCTTCCGTACTCGCCAGATACGTGCGCGCCTCGTCGAAGATCGACAGATCGCCGCGCACGAGACGCTTGTTGTCCGACAGCACGCGGCGCCAGCCGCGCGCACCCGCGACGCCGCGATACAGGCCGAGCGCATGCCGGACGATCGCGCCGAGATATGTGCCGCGCGCGAGTTCGGTCGCACAGTATTCGACGAGTTGCGCCTCCACTGCCTCACGCGTCGGCGCCGGCGTGGTTGCGCCGTAGAAGCGCGCATCGACGTCGGCGAGCACGTACGGGTTGTGATAGGCCTCGCGGCCAAGCATCACGCCGTCGACGTGCCGCAGGTGCTGCTCGACTTCGTCGAGCGTCGTGACGCCGCCGTTGACGACGATCTCGAGCTGAGGAAAGTCCTGCTTCAATCGATACGCATAGTCGTACTTGAGCGGCGGGATCTCGCGATTCTCTTTCGGCGACAAGCCCTTCAGGATCGCGTTGCGCGCATGCACGATGAACACGTCGCAGCCGGCCGCGGCGACCGTGCCGACGAAGTCGCGCACGAATGCGTAGTCCTTGACCGCGTCCACGCCGATCCGATGCTTGACTGTCACCGGAATCGACACCGCGTCGCGCATCGCCTTCACGCAATCGGCGACGAGTTGCGGCTCGTTCATCAGGCACGCGCCGAACGCGCCGCGCTGCACGCGCTCGGACGGACAGCCGCAATTCAGATTGATTTCGTCGTAGCCCCAGCGCTCGCCGAGCTTCGCGGAATGCGCGAGATCCGCGGGCTCGCTGCCGCCGAGTTGCAGCGCGACGGGCGCTTCGTCGGGCGTGAACGCCAGATGGCGCGCGACGTCGCCGTGGAGCAGCGCGCCCGTCGTCACCATCTCCGTGTAGAGCCACGTGTGGCGCGAGATCGTCCGATGAAACGAACGGCAGTGGCGATCGGTCCAGTCCATCATCGGAGCGACGGACACTCGGCGTGGACTGGACGAAGACAAGGCAGACATAGGCGGTACGGAAAAGCGCGGCGGCGCGTGGACAACCGTGCATTTTACCGCAATGCGGCCGACGGGCCGGTTCGCGTGCCGCGCGGCGCGCCGTTCGCGCGTGCCGAATCCCAAACGCGAAAGCCCCGACTGCATGACGCAGCCGGGGCTTTCTTTTGCATCGGATCCTTTGGCACGAGGAGAAGATGCATTACCAGTATATTCGACGCGTGCCACGCGGCACGCCGATTCTTTGTGACTATTTGTATCGCATTCAAGCGTTTTCGCGAGAACCGATCCAATTGTATGGATCGATGCGAATACCACCATCAAAGGTGCGTCGACAGCCCTGCAATATCGACCATGTACCTCCTCGAACCCGATGCCGCGCCCAATCGATTCGCGCCTCGCTCCCGCACGATCCGAGCATGGATAGCCTGCGCGACCGCGTACGGAAAAAGTCCGTCAAACGACCCCCGCCCCCAGCAGTTCCCTATCGACCGTCGATCGCGCGACGGCGAGCGTTTGCTCGATCACCCTGCGCTCGCTGAGCAGCAGCCCGTCGATATGCACGAGCCGCCAGTCGATCACGACCGCGCCGCCCTGCAGCACCCGGTAATGGGCCTTCTCGCCCGCCCAAACCTGCTCGGTCTTCACTTCGATGTCGTAGCCCTTGTAAGACTCGCCGAAGTCGCCGATGTCATTGCCTTTCGGTTCCAT